GACAGAGCAACCGCCCCCAGGGGGAGGGGGGTACGGGGGGGCTCTACGGCCTCGCTCTCGTTATGCTGCGCTGCATTTCGCATAACTGGTATTATGGAACCTGCTTCCTCGTCATGCTGCACCGCAACCGCGTCAATCGTTTGCGACGCAAGCAACTGATTACGCTTGCGTTCCGCGATTTCTTCAAGGGCTTGCAAGTGCAGGACGTGGGTTTGCGTCACATCAACTTGAAGCGTCGCCTTGGCCTTCCCCAAGTTTCGGTCAAGCACTTCGCGCACGGCGGACATCGCCACGGCTTCGTTTTCGCTTTCGACGAGACGGCCCAGCCGCGCGATGGCGCGTTCGGTCAGACCGTCGAGCTTGCGCTTCATGATTAAGAGCTTTCGCTCCGTCCCGCCGTGCGGGTTCAGGTTCGAACCTTTCGCCAGCCGGCCGCGCTCGTCGCGCTGAACTAGCGACCCGGCGCTAAGTTTTTCTTCGACCTGCAATTCCACTGTTTCGACGTTTTGAACCTGCGGCATAAAAGAAACATGAACCCGGCCCCAAAAAAATCAATCTCCCGCGCTTTTCTTGATTGACACACTAGGGCGCAATGCCCTATAAAGAAAGCACGCCGGAACGCGGCGCAATTCGGAGACTGAAATGGCTACGCTCCCCTACAACATCGAAAAAAGCGGATTCCATCGCGGCGAATATGTCGCCTATTCGGCCGGCTATGTATTCCGCGTGGTTAAATCCAAAAGTTCATTCGGCCGCTGGCAAGCCAGCCTTGCGCGCTTCAACCCCGTCAACCCGCGTCTTTCTAATCGTTTCTTTTATGGTTGGACGCTTGCTGAACTAAGCGCAAATTTGGACGAATTCGCGCGCGAGTCCCAAGCTCAAGCAATTGTCGAGAAAGTCGCCTAACCATTCACGGCCGGCGCGAGCCGGCCGCCCATCCCTTAGTTTGGAGAGCAACATGACGCCCAAGCACGCAATCGGCGAGACGATCACAATCGGCGACGCGGCCAACTTTTACCACGGCGAGCGCGCCACGATCCTGCATTATTCAATCTTTCGTGGGTTTGGCGTGGTCTATACCGTAAAGATCATACGCCCAAGCGGCTCGAGCATAACCTGCGCAATTCGAGAGGATAAAATTCAATGATCAGGAATATCATTCAAGAGACCATCGCCTTCGCAGGCTTCCTGGCGTTCTGGGGCGCTCTCATCTTCGCCTATATCGCGACGCCCTGAGCGCGCCCCTCACGCCCTCAGAACGGCAACGGATCGTCAAGACGGGCGCCGCTAGGCGCCCGTATCTGCGCGCCCGGGAACGCCTCAAGCACGCCTGCAATCCGTCCTGAGACAATCTTATACGCCTCCAACAGCTCCGCGAGCGTCACAACCTGCGCGCCGCCTGAAACCCCGCGCGACGCTATTCCAGCGTCCACTGGATCAAGGACGATAAGCCACGGGCGTCCCGCGTGCTCGTAACCAATCGTCCTAGGCGGAACCTTATCTGCGCCAACCTCCATTGCCGCCGCGTCGAGCGCCTCCCATCCTCGCATAACGACCCCGACCCGGCGCGCAATGTCCGTTGGATCGTTTACCCGGATCGCATCGTTAAGCTTATCTTGAGCGCGTCCGAAACGCGCCGCAAGTTCAGGATTAACCAGGGACGTCAATCGCCCAGCTCCCCACTTCGTCTCCATGACGCGCGCGAGCCGGTCTAGCGGCGCCAGCGCGGCCATGATTTCCTGCCATTGGTCATCCGGCACGTATTGCGTCGCGGCCGGGTTATCATCTCCGGCCGACCGTTTCGCCTTCCCCACCTTCGCCATGCTCTCACCCCTTTTCAAACAATAGGGCGCAACGCCCTAATGAACCAACCGCGCTTTTTTACCGCTTTTCGCGGAACCAAGCTAAACCACAGCGTCCGCTTTCAGACCGTCCGTTTTAAGCGTCCGCGTCTCACCCTATAGGGGGTGAGACGATACGTTACGCCTAAAAAGATTGACGCCGATACGTTGAGACGCCACCCGATACGCTACCCGTTACGCATGTTTTAATTAGCACTGTTTTTTTCAGTTGACAATGCTAGGGCGCTATGCCCTAATAAATCACGCCCCAAACATAGGGCGCAACCTGGAGTTTGAAACGATGTCAAACATGTTCACCGTCACCGTAAACGCCCGCGCGCTGAAGGCCGCTTCTATGTGCGCCTCGAGCGAGGAAACGCGCTACTACCTGAAGGGCGTCTTTGTAGAGTCGCCCGAAAGCGGCGACATCATCTTAACCGCCACCGACGGGCACCGCCTTGCTGTTTTGTGCCACAAGCCGGCGCCCGATCTTCAACACGACGCCGGCGCCTGGTCCGTCATCGTCCCCCTGCACATGATCGACAAGTTGAAGATCGGCAAGCGCGCGCCTGACTTCGCTACTTTGGGAATGACCTACGACAATGAAAAGAAAACCGTTAAGCTTACGCTTTCTTATGACGGCCTCTCCATCGTCGCCGATGCAGTTGACGGAACCTATCCTAACGCCCGCGCCGTCGTGCGCGGCGCCTTCAAGCCCGGCGACGACGCCGGCAGGCTGGCGCATTTTAATCCTGCTTACGTCGCTGCCTTTGGCAAAATGAAAGAGCTGCTGACGGGCAACAAGCCGCAGGTGCTCCAAATCCATCACAACGGCCCTTCGCCGGCCGTCGTCGATTTCCTGGGCGTTCCTGAGACCGCTGACGGCCTGCGCGGCTTTGGCGTCCTGATGCCATGCCGCTCGCCTGAGAACGTCCTGAGCGCGCTGACGGCGCCTCCGGCTTGGTATGACGCCCCTGCGCCGGCCGCGTCGCCCTGCGCCGCTGATGCGGCTACGGACGCCGCTGCCGCTTAATCAAATTAGGGACGTGAAACCGCCTGTTTCGCGTCCCTATTCCCCGCATAGCCAATGCTTAACCTTTACAAGATGGGAAAAAGACAATGTGCAAGACCGAAACCAATGCCAATCAAATCCTGCCGCTGGGCGTGTCCGCTGACGATTTCCGCGCCCTGCGCCGCATCTCCATGACGCTGCGCGGCTGGTACGTCCACGAATGTAATGGCGCGATCCAGCGCGACGGCGTGCGTGGAGACGGCGTGCCCTTCTGGCATAGCACCTGGGACGGCCGGCGCCTGTATCGCGCCCCTGACCGCGAGCGCGGCGCGCTGAAGCGGTTGGAGACGATCATGGCGCGTTATCCTGCGCTGGCGCATTACGTCCAAGGCGATCCGCGCGGCTGCGCCTTGCACCTGATCCCGCGCGACAAGATCGAGGGGCGCGATCTCGACGCCATTTATTCGTCGCGCGGCTATCCGGTTTACTGAGGGGGGAAATCCATGTTTTACGCAACCCACGACTTCGATGGCGAGCGCATTTCTGAAAATGCGCAGATCGTCGCCTTCCCCTCGCTTGCCGCTGCTGAAGCCTTCCTTCGCGCGCCATTCGGCAGCGAGTGGAATATGGAAAGCGCCACCGTTTCCCCCGGCCGCTTTGGGGATTGCTGGATTAAAACGATCCGGCCGCCGTCTGATCGGTTCCTGCCGTTCTCAGATGATGCGCTGATAATTCAGGAACCAGGATCGCACCCTGGCGGTGCGGCTTACTGGATCACGCCATCAGCCGATGTTTTCGTTATCACGGGCGCCGTCGAGCGCGACGACTAATGCCACGACCCACCATATGCGACGGCGACGCTTGCCACGCCGTCGCCGAACCTTTGCGCGTCTATGACTATTCGCCGACTTACAAGCGAAGCTTGTGCGAGCCGTGCTTTAGGCGCGAGACAGAGCTGGCGCGGCGCATCCTTGCCGCGTCCGCAATCCCCGAACTTTGGCCGCTGAGAGAATGGGGAACGGCCGGAGCCTATGAACCCGCAAGTAATGGAGAGAGAAAATGACGAAAGCAACCAAGCCAACCAAGCCAACCAAGCCCGCCGCTGAAGCGCCTAAGCGCGGACGCCCGCGCAAGACGGTGAACCCTTTCAGCTATCGCCCGAACGCTAAGACGACGGCCGCACAATTTGACTTTATCGCGACCAGGCTGGAGCGCGCCGAATATATCGTGACGCGGGTTTATCTCGATCTCGCGGAGCGCCACGCGGAAACAGAAGGCGGAGACTTCTTGGAATTTGAATTGGCCCAGCTCGACGCCTTGATGGTTTACCTGAGCAAAGCCACTGAGCACGCCCGCTGGTCCCGTGAACGTCAAAACAAGCCGGAGATGCCAAAAAAATGACACCCTCAGACCTGCGCGAGATACTGGAAGCGCGCGGAATGTCCCAGCAGGCGCTTGCGCGCTTGCTGGGCGTCAATCCTCGAACGGTGCGCAGATGGGTTGAGCTTAATCGCGAACGCCTGCCGGAGCTGGCGATTATGCGGCTCCGGCTGGCGAAACTGAATAAACCCCAGCCGGAGAAGCCTAGAACTCGTCGCGAACTCGCGCCTGGAGAGTTTCCCGGCCCTGGCTCGTGAACCCTGCCGGCGCAATGAGCCAGTAGTAATCTCCCCAATGACCGGCGGCGCCGCTGCCGGTCAAATACGTTTTCGCACGCTTCCAGGCGTTGCGCTCGCTCGATCCGCGTTCCGCCGTCGTCACCTGCTGAAAGTAAATCCTCCAGGTTGTTTCCCGAACACATTTGACGCCTGACGGAATATGGGCGCCGGCCGTTGACGGATATTCCCCCGCGTCCGCAATGGCCGTTTTAAGCGCCTCCAGCGCCTCCCTTGTGTGGCCCCTAGCTCCGGCCCCTTTGTCCGTCTTATTGGCCGCCCGCTGGGCTTGGAGCGCCGCTGCGGCGATAGGCTCCACCGCCAGCGACGACGCCTCCGGGTCGATCTGCGAAAGGCTTACTAGCTGCATACGGTAGCCCAAGACGATCCCATCCTCTCCGTCTTTGCTTTTCGTGATCGTGAGCTGCCCGACGCGCTCCGTTGATCCTTCTTGGCTAACCTTCACGCACTCCAACTCAAGATCGACGGCGCCGAGAAGCGCAGAGCTGCCGCGCATCCCACGGCTTTCATCCTTGCCGGCATGGTGAACGATTAGAACGCCAGCGCGTAGCTGGTCCTGGATGTATCCCATCACGGCGACGGCCTCGCCGACGTCCTTGGCGCTGTTTTCTTCTCCGCCTGCGAAGGCTCGCGCGAACGTATCCACGACTAGCAGCGACGGCTCAATGTTCAGCGCGCGAACGGCTGCGATCACCGCGTCCGCATCCTCGAGCGTCGAGCGCAGATTGAGCTGCGCCTTAATGAAATACACGGCGACATTGCCGGTGACGTTGTGGTGCGCCTTCAGCGCCTCCCATCGACGTTTCAGACCGGCTCCGCCTTCTCCGGCGATATAGACGACCGCCCCTTGCGTTGCCGGCTTGTCGAACGCATCAGCTCCCGCCGCGATGCAGTAAGACAGATACAAGGCGACAAAAGACTTATAGCTCCCCGGCCGGCCGTATAACGCAAGGAAACTTTCAGCCGGTACGATGTCCTTGATAAGCCACTTAACGGCGACATCCTTCAGCTCCCATGATGGGATGATCTCAATTTGTCGCTTGGGCTTTTCGGCTGGAGCTTCCTTCTTTGGAAGGAATGTCTCGGCCTCTTTTTGTTCTTCTTGTGCCACGCTGGGCAGATAGTTAGCCTTTTCGGCCGTCCAGTTGTCTAAAACTGAGCGGCCTTCCACCTGGCGCGCCGCGATCTTCTCCGCAATGCTCAACTCCTGCTCTTTCGGAAATAGCGCGCGATAGGCTGCTTTCTTATCCCCGCCATGCTGGAGCGTCGCGATCAGCGCGAACGGATCGCAGACGTGGCCGGAGAGAGGATCGGCCGCACCGTGGTGGCTGTAGGTGCACCAATGCCCGAATTTGCCCTTGAATAGCATCACGCCGGCTGTTTTCGTGGTCGAGCCTGGACGCATGAAGCGCAATACGTCGGCGCCCCTGTCGTAATATCCGAAAATATAACCGGCGCGTTCCAAGATCGACCGCACGTCCTCGCGGCTCTGCGCGCTGTTGAACGCCTCGATCTTGTTCTCCCCGTCGAACTGGCGCGCGGGCTGCTGGGCTTGCGGATCCTGCTGGGCTGCCTCTTGCGCGCGGACGGCCTCAGCCTGCCGGCGCGCGTCCGCCCACTCTTGCGCCATCCTGACGTCGAACGGCAGGCAGTCGGCGCGCATCGAGACGAAATTGGCGAGCGCGGCTTCGTCGCGCACGCGCGGGAGATACCAAGGCTGGCTCCACCGCTTCGCCTCCGGCACGTCTGAAAGGTAAATCCCAAAGCCCCGCAGTTGTTCCAAAATAAAATCCACGCAGTCCGCGAGCTGCTGCGCGTTTGATAGCTTCGCGGGGATCAGGATGCGATACTTCCAGAAACCATCCTCCGGCCGTGCGCTGTGGCTCGTGTGCGCGCAGAACGTGATGCCGAGCGTGTCGAGCGCCCTGGCGACGTCTGGCAACGGCGGCGCGCCCTCAATCACTTCTCCCGTTTCCGGGTCAAATTGGCTGTCCCCGTCGAGGACGATCAACTCGCCTTCGAGCAAGTTTTCGTCCGCGCGCTTAGGAACCTTGAGCTTTCCGCCCCGGATCAGGTAGGAGCCGTCTTTATCACCCACGCGCGGCTTCGCGGCCAAGCCGCAGAGCTTGTCCCAGTCGTATTCCTTGACGACGAGTTTTGTGTCTGACCGGCCGCCGGTCGCAAAAGCAAGAAGCATAGGAATGGTGTTTTCTTCGCCGAACTGTGCTATTACTTGTGTCACCGCGTTGCCCCCATCTTTCGCGGTACCAGGCAAGCCCCCGGTGAAGCTCTCCTCACCGGGGGCGTTTCTTTGTTAGAACTCGTCTTCCTCGTCAGCGCGCGGCGCCTTCTTAGGCGCAGGCTTTGCAGCCGGTGCTGGCGCCGGAGCCGGAGCCGGAGCCGGAGCTGCTGCGCTGGCCTTCGCCTCATGCTCGGCGAAAGCTTCCGGCGGCGCAACCCAGCCGACGATCTTGCACGTCGGAGCCTTGAAGCGCAGCTCGCCTTGCGGCGTCGAAACTTTGACAGTCTCGGTGCCGGAG